TGGGTGGACACGTCCACGTGAGCCACAGGCGTGACGGGCGCCAGCGGGGCCAGTTCCTTCGGTGCTACCGGGACGCCGATGGGCGGAAGCGGTACGCACCGCACCGCCCATCCCAGCCGTGTCAGTCCGGCCCCGTGGCGTAGGCCTCCCGCAGCGCCGCACCCACAGCCAGGCCTGGGTGGTCATCCACCACGCGGACCTGGCGGCCGTCCACCACCAGCTGGACCACCCAACGGTCCCCGAGGTCCCTGGTGGCCAGTGGCATGTGGTGAACTGGGACACAGTGGAGGAGTCCGAGCGCCCAAGCGTTCCCGGCCAGCCCATGGTTGACCAGCGCCAGCTCCACAGTCCAGACGTGGCCGGAGTAGACCCAGGGGGCACCACCAGACCAGCACCGGTCATCCTTCCGCGTGTGGTAGTGGGGGACCTTCGGCCAGTGGGCGCCCTTCTGGCGGGACAACCACGCAGTGACCCACCTGTCCAACTCCGTGGCGCCACTCACAGGTCACCACGGGCGCGGCCACGCGCCACCAACCACTGGAGCGCTTCCAGCTGGGTGTCCAGCGTGGCGTGGCGCTGCCGCCACGGCCAACCACGCTCCGGCTCCCAGGCCTCGACACCATCGGCCGGGTCCGACAACCAGAAGTGGAGCACGTCCCGCACCTGGGCGAACAGCTCCCCCAGGTGGATGCGCTTCCCGCGCACCCTGGCCACCACATGGGACCGCCCTGTGGTGGAGTCCGTCATCAGCAGGACGGACACCCCGTCCACCATCTTCCGCGCGGTGGGCATCAGCTCCTCCCGTGGCGCGTCATGGCGCCCAGTGCAATGCCAGCCGCATCCACCAGACCCATGTGGGGAGTCCGCAGGCGTCCGGGTGTCAGGTCCAGGTTGGGTAGCCGCCTCTCCACCATGGCCAATACGTCCACCTTCGACGCCCGCGTGGACATCCCAGCGGCCACACGCCAGCCAGCGTGGGACGCCGCCTTCGGCTCCTCGAGGGGGACGCCGTAGGCCAGTGCCCAGCCGCACCACATGCCGGCCTCGCGTACGTGCTTGACCTGGCCCCGCTGTCCCTGGCGGACGTACTGGGCCTCCACCCAGACCGTGGCCAAGTGGGCGGAACCCTCCACGGACTCGAGGAGGTCACGCCACGCGGCCAGCCGCTCCGCATCACCAGACCATCCAGCGGCCAGCCTCGAGCGGTAGCAGAGTGCGTCCAGGTCATCAGACAGGGCCACCATGGCGCCCTGCCGTCCTGGGTCGATTCCCACGTACCACTTCATCGCACCACCCCCTTTCCACACCAGACACTCCCGCCCTTCTGGCGGGCCGACACATGACAGGCCCGCCGGAGGGCGTCCCAGGTCAGCGGCCAGTTCAGCTCCTCGACAATAGCCGGCCAGGTCCACTGGTCATTCCGCAGCCGCGTGGCCTCCAGGATGGTGGCCTCGTCCCTGCGGTCATCCTTCGGGCCACGGAGGCCAATGCCCAGGCCGTTCCGGTTCAGCGCCCGCCGGAGGGCGGCCGTGGTCACGCCGTAGTCTGGCTGAATGGTGGCCCATGGCTCCCCGGCCAGCCGACGCTCCCGGATGCGGCGCAGTTCGGGACGGGTCCACTTGCGCCGCTTCATGCTTCCCCCTCCAGCGCCTTGATGGCGGACCCCACCACGGACGCCACCACACGCCCAGCCGTGGAGTCCCAGCTGTCCACCATCCTGGCGACCACGCGCAGGAGGTCCAGCGCCACGTCCACATCATCCTGGAGGTCAGCGCGCGCCCCCTCGAGCTTCGGCGCGTTCTTCAGCTCCCGCACGGTGGCCACCAGCGCGTCCCGCTCCGCCTCGAGGCCTCCAGCCTTGGCGAACAGTTCCACGTTCTGGGCCAACAGGCGACGCTTCACGTCTTCCAGCTGGGCCAGGTCCGCAGCGGCCTGGGCGCTCGCCTCCCTCGAGGAGGACAGGAGGGAGGCCTGGGTGGGCGCCGCTTCGACCTCCACCAGCCGTGTGGCCTTGTCCACGGTCAGCCGGCCAATGGAGTCCCACGCCGGGTTCGCTGGCGCCTGCTGGCGGTCACAGAAGGCCCACACGTCCGAACTGCCGCCCCGGTTGGACAGCCTCACCCGGCCCATACGGAGGACCCGGAGCTGGCCCTGGGGCGTGTCCAGGAGCGTGTGGTTGGTGTACTTGGTGCCCAGCGCCGCGGCCACGCTCCGGGCCATGCCGTTGGAGAGCAGAAGCCAGCGGTTCCGCGGCAGCTCCATCACAGCGTCCATGATGTCTTTGTTCATCGAGTCCTCCACTTGTCAGTCGGCCACGGAGGCCAGGGTGTCCACCACGGTGCGGAGCATCATGCCCACGGCCGCCTCCTTCTGGCTGGACCATGGCTCCAGCTCGTCCGCAGCGCGCGCAGCCACAGTCGCGGCAGCGCCCACCACCATCCGGTCCCCGGTCTGGTGGTGAGCCTGGGACACTTCCGCCTCCAGTCGCTCCGCCTTGTCTGCCCAGCGGGCCACGGTGTCCATGTGGGCCTTCCGCAGGGCCGCCACCACCTGGAGCGGGGCCAGGTCCGCCACCAGGGGAGCCTGGAACGGGTCCACCTCCGCCAGCAGCGCCCGCAGCGCCTGTTCCACCTCGAGGCCCACAGCCGCCGCCTCCTCCTCCTCCGCCCTTTTGTGTAGCCGCCAGCTCTGGTAGCAGGCCCCGCACATCCCCCGCGCCCTGATGGGCTTCCCGGATGCCTTGCACCCCACGCACACCTTGTCCTTCCCCACGCTCGCCTCCTGCGGGGCCTGTGGCCCCAGTTCCGTGTGATGCCGGGAGCAGACCCGGCGCGATTCAGCCACGCGCCACGCTGGCGCCTTGATGGTGACGAGGCCCACAGCCGTGGAGACACAGCCGCGGACCTCGCACAGCCTCACTCCGCACCCTGGAGGCCGGCCACAATGTCCGCAGCGCCACCCAGGTAGGCCAGGAGCTGGGCGCGGCGCTCCTCACCCATCACGGACGGGCGCGGACGCTTGATGGACTCGCAGTAGGCCGCGACGGCGTCGTACTCCAGGCCCATGTCCCCGAGCTTGGCGCAGAACCGGGCCTGTTCCTTCTCCGTCCACTTGGAGAACTCGACTGGAGGAGCCGGAGCGGGCGCTGGAGCCGGGGCGCGGCGCTGTGGCGGACGCTGGGGAGCCTGGCGCCCACGGCCCTGCGCTCCCTCCCCGTCGTCATCGGCCGAGGGGACGCCGGCCATGGCCTGGAGGCCGTAGCGGCGCAGGTACGTGATGGCGGAGCCCACAGCCTGGGGAGACAGGTCCGCCTTCCCGCCACGGCCAGGGACGGCAGACACGGCCGCCTCCACCCACTGGCCGGAGCTGTGAATGATGCGCGTGGTGACGGTGACCAGGCCGGACTCCGTGGAGACGCTGGGCGCCTGGAGCCAGCCCAGGCCCTCCGCGGTGAAGGGGCCACGGATGGCCTCCACCACGCTGGACAGGTCAGCGTATGAGCTGCGGAAGTGTGGGTTCTTGGCGCCCTTGATGGCGGGACCCATACAGGCCTGGGCCTTGGCCAGCGCCGCGGCCAGTTCGTTGATGGTGTCGGAGGTCTTCATGCCGCCACCTCCGCCAACGCCAGCCAGGCGTCCACCTCAGTGACACCGAGGAGGCGCAGGACCCCCTCCGCCTCACCCAGCTGGGACAGTGGCCAGTAGCTCGACAGCATGGCCCCCTCCTCGAGGTCCACAGAACACCAGACGTGGTTGTGGGACAGGCGAGCGCATCCCGTGGGGACCTCGCCACGGTCCAGGTCCGTGAGGTGGCGGACGACGCCCAGCCACTCCAGTAGGGGAACGCGCACGTTCAGCGTGGACGGCCGCACGGGGGACGGCATGATGGACACGTCCTCCACAGTGGACACCCCGAGGGCGGCCAGGGCGGTGAAGCGGTAGCCGATGGCCCGCGGGTTCACTGGTCCGCCCCGTACACCACATGGGCGACGTAGTCGGAGGCCGCAGCCAGGGGGACGGCCAGGAGGGCGACGACGCCCAGGCAGGTGAGGAGGAGGCCAAGGTTCGCAATCATGTGTTGTCCCGTTGTCATGGTCGCCAGCGCGGCGACCTGCTACACAGGTATTGTCACCGGAGCGGTGACGCAACACGAACGGAGAAGAAAATGGGAACCCCCTTCCACGAGTGGCTCCAGCGCCGCATTCACGCCCTGGGCCTGTCTGGTCCCTCTGGGCTCGCCACCCTCATGCAGGAGGGTGGGACCCCCACGGACCGGCGGACCGTGTGGCGCTGGTCCACCGGCCGGCGCACCCCGGACCGCGCCACCTGGCCCGCGCTGGCGGATGCCCTCCAGGTCCCCCTGGACCACCTGGCCCTTCGGGTGGTGGGCGTGACTCCCATGGCGCCGCTGGCTGGTGAGGAGTGACCCGCGCGCCACTGGCCCAGGTAATCCTTCCCCCGTCATTCCGCGGACTTGGCGTCCCCAGCTTGACGCACCTGGGTACTATCAAAAGACCTAGACGACGGTGGCACCATGCGGCCCCCTGCGGGGCAGCGCTGCCGCTCTCCATCCACGGACGTTCGGCGGGGAGGCGATTGGCGCCCCTCCAGAACAGGTGGGTGGCATGACCCGGCATAAGCGGCTTCTTCATCAGCTGTCAGCGTTGCCTGGGTCCGGTACCCCCAGGGAATACCGGGAACTCCTGGGGCCCACCATCGTGGCCCTGCTGGATGGGGCGGAGGACAGGGCGGGGGAGCTGGTGGCCCGCCAGCTGGCCTCCTCGAGCTACCGGCCGACGCCCGCGGAGCTGCGGAAGACGTGGCTGGCAATGGTGGCGGAGGCCGGACAGGAGAGGGACGCGCGCATCCGGGCCGCCTCGGAGGGTTGCCTGTACTGTGAAGGGACCGGGGAGCTGCGGGCCTATGTCGCATCCAGAAGGAAGGGCAGGGAGACGGTCCGCACCTACGCTGTCACCTGTGGCTGCCCGAGAGGGCAGCGCCTCCACGGTGCCCAGTTGCGATACCAGCAACGGCTGACCCGTGGAGAGGTGGAGAGCATCGCGGCGAGACAGCAGGCCAAGAGTGAGTTCCACGATGGGGTCCTGGCCCTGTACGTGGACGACGGGACCAAGGGCGCCAGGCCGGAGTGGACGAGGTGGGCGCCCGCCATGGAGCCACCCACCACGCGCGGGAACGTCGGGAAGCCCAGGTTCACCATTCCATGAGGTGTATTGAGCTATTCGCCGGAGCTGGCGGCGCTGCCCTTGGCCTGGAGGCTGCGGGGGTTCACCACCTCGCACTGGTGGAGAGGGACCCGGACGCCTGCGCCGTGTTGCGCGCTGCGGGCCTGGGTCCTGTGGTGGAGGCGGACGTGCGAGATCTGGACGCCATCCAGAGCGTGGCGGGGCCATCGTGTGACCTGCTGTGGTCCAGCTGGCCGTGTCAGCCTTTCAGCTCCGCCGGGTTGCGGATGGGCGCCCAGGACAAGCGGAACGGCTGGCCGTGGACCGTGGACGCCATTGACCGGTTCCAGCCTGCATGGTTCATGGGTGAGAACGTCCGGGGCCTGCTGTCGCATACGGGCATCTGTCCGCAGCCGCACCCAGAGCCTGACAGGTGCCCCAGGTGCTACTTCGGCGCCACCATCATGGGTGACCTGCGCGCCCGGTTCGCGCATGTGGGTTGGTGGTTGCTGGACGCTGCGGACTTCGGAGTCCCACAGCATCGGCGCCGGGTCATCGTGTGGGCAGGCCCGGCGCCACTGACCCCACCAGCGCGGACCCATGGACCTGGAATGTTCACCAGGCCATGGGTGTCCATGGGTGAGGCGCTGGGGCTATCGTCTGGCCGCCTGGTAGCAGCAGGCGAGACAGGCGCAGGTATGCCCCGGCATGTGAGCGAGTCCGCGCCCACCATTGGCACCAAGGGGACGGCCTACCTTCTGAGGCCAGCGCCAACAGTCACAGCGCAGGAGGTGAAGGGCACGCGAGCCAGCGCCGCAAGCGGCTGGACTTTTCGAGGTGGTCCAGACCGGGCCAGTGATGCGCTCGCCATGGCCACCGGACGGCGCCGGCTAACGGTCGAGGAGTGCGCGAGATTGCAGGACTTCCCAGCAGACCATCCATGGAAAGCAGCGCGCACCAAGACGGCCCGCTATCGGTGCGTGGGCAATGCTGTTCCGCCTACCCTGGCCTGTGTGGTGGGTGAGCGCCTGATGGAGGTGGCGGGTACGTGATAGGCTGCCGCGGGTATCGTGGCGTCCAGACGGGGCGCCCTCTCCGGGTACTCAGGCCTCACCTAGCTTCCGCTGGGTGGGGCCTTCGTCGTGCTACGGTGAGAGTCCTGCACCCCGGACAGCTTGGACACCACAGGACAGAATGGGACAGGGAAGGACATCCCCATGGCACTGTCATTGACGCAGCTGCGCGTCTGTGAAGCCCTTGAGCTGGGCAGCACCATTGACGATTGTGTAGAACGGGGGCTGTGTTCCCTCAAGAGCGCCAGGCGCTGGGACGTGCAAGCGCTCCGGGAGGAGTACCGCGCCACGATGACCCCCCCCCGCCTCGACATCCGCCAGGAACTGGACAGGCTGACCCCGGAGGCCATCCAGGCCGTGGCGTCCTGCCTTCGAGGGACGGGGAAGCAGACCCAGCTCCTGGCTGCCCGGTTCGTGCTCGAGGCCGGCATGGAGGTGGAGGACGCGACCGTCCAGCCAGATGACGCTGGCGTGGCCGAGCTGCGGGACCTGCTCACACTGGTGAGCTGATGGGCTACCCTCTGTGTTTTCCTTTGTTTAGGTGTGGCCGGTATGGCCAGGCCGGCCTGTTCCAGTGAACCGGCCGTACCTGCCGCGCACCATCCCCAGGGAGCTGGTGGAGGACGTGGGGAAGCTGGTGGCCACGCCTTCGGTGTTCTGCAAGCTCCACCACGTCCAGGACAAGGACTCCAAGCGCCCCATCCCCTTCGACCCCCTCCCGATGCAGCGCCGCATCTTCGAGGCGGTGGAGGCTGGACACACGCGGATAGCCGTCATCAAGGCCCGCCAGGTGGCGGCCACGACGGGGGCCAAGTTCGTACTGCATCACATGGCGTACACCTCCCGCCATGCGGCCATGCACGCCGTTGTTTCCATGCGGGATGACTCCGCGTCCATGCTCCTGGACGACTGCCGCCGCTGGCTCCGGGACCCGCCCCAGCTCCTCCGCCGGCCCATCAAGACCCAGGCCCGGAACCGCATCGTGTACGGGGACACGGGCGCCAGCCTCCAGGCCTTCACCTCGAGGAGCCAGACTGGCCTCCGGTCATTTACTCCAGCGGCCGTCCTGGTGTCGGAGGCGGCGTACGCTCCAGACTTGGAGGAGGTCCTGGCCCAGGCAGACGCGGCAGTGGGGGAGGGCGTGTTGATTGCAGAGTCCACAGCCAACTCCCCCGGGGACCACTTTGCGCGCATGGTCCAGGGCGCCCCGGAGAACGGCTGGCACCTCCTCACCATGTGGTGGTGGGAACACCCAGCGTACCGGGACCCGCCGGAGATGGTCCCGGAGGACTTCGAGCTGACGGAGGAGGAGCTGGCGCTGGAGGAGCGGTACGCCCTGGACCGTGGCCAGCTCCACTGGAGGCGCCGGAAGCTGGGCCAGCTGGGCAGCCGTCACAAGTTCGCGCGGGAGTACCCGGCGTGCCTGGACGATTGCTTCCTGGGTCGGGAGGGCGGGTACTACGACGACGCCACAATGCTGGACATCACTGTGGTGGAACACCAGGCCCTGGGGAAGCATGGGGGCCGGGAGATTGAGGCGCCCCACGCCCATGACCTCTACGTGATGGGCGTGGACATCGGCGGAGGAGTGGGTGGGGACTACAGCGCCCTGTCCGTGGTGTCCGTGGCCACTCGCCAGCCTGTCTACGTGGAGAGGTCCAACCGGGTGACCCCAGCGCAGTGGGCACACCGGGCCGTCCAGGTGGCGACCCGGTACAACCACGCCCTGGTCCTGGCCGAGTCCAACAACCACGGCCACGCCTTCCTGCTGGAGCTGGGGTACACGCGGTACCGGAACCAGTGGCGCCATCCGACCACGGGCAAGCCGTGGGTGACCACGCTCCAGTCGAAGCTGGACGCGTTCGATACGCTCCGGGAGGCCCTGGGCGTCATCCAGATACTGGACCGCGTGACCTGGCTGGAGCTACGTTCCCTAACGATATCAACGGGTAAGGTGGCCCCAGAAGCACCGGCCGGGGGGTATGATGACGCCGCGGTGGCCCTCGCACTGGCCTACCGTTGTCTCCGCGACATCCCTCCCTCCTGGAGGGACCAGGCCGTCCAGGCCAAGGGGGTCCGCGTGGACAAGCTGTTGACCGCCTCCCGCGCCCGCCGTATCAGGGCCTCCCGCCTCCCGTTCTAAGGAGCCCCCGCCATGCTCGAGCCGTCCCACGTCCAGGACATCCTCCAGGCCCATGACGCCTACTGGACCGGCCAGCGCCGTCGGATGCAGGACTTGAAGCGCCTGTACATGACGGACTTCTGGGCAGAGAAGGAAGGCCTTTTGGACCGGAGCGGACGTACCCAGGTCCCCAAGGCGTACGCCGTCGTGGAGTCCTACCTGGGCAGCCTGTTTGCACGGAACCCGGCCGTGGTGGTCACGCCGGACCTCCGCGCCCGCGGGAACCCGGAGGTGGCGGAGGCCACGTCCAACCAGTACCTGCTGACCATCCGGGAACAGCTCGAGGACGCCACGCGGCTGGCCCTTATCTACCCGTGCAGCTTCATCAAGATGGCCCCAGTGGAAAGCGTGGACCCGCTCAAGCGCGTCAGCTCCTCCGCCCTGGCTCCCTGGGAGGTGGTCCTGGACGTGACCGCAGGGAGCTGGAGCGCCCAGCGGTACGTGGGCCACGTCTACCTGATGCCAGAGGACGAGGCCCTGGAGCGGTACGCCGTCTCCGCGGACCAGCTCCGCGCCAGGCCCTACGTGAAGTGGATTGACCAGACCGGCCAGGCCGGCCAGTCCGCCATGACACGGGACACAGGCGTGGACGAGACGGACAAGTGGGTACGGGTCTTCGAGGTGTACGACCTCCAGGAAGACCACCTGCTGGTCTGGTCCGAGGACTACGCCAACGGACAGGAGTTCCTGTTTGAAGGCATCCGGGTCCAGGTGGGCGCACTGCCGCCAGACCCAGACGAGGAGTCCCCGGAGGACTTCGAGGTGGAGCACGTGACCACGGGCATCCCCTTCAAGACGGCGTCCGGCCGGCCTGTGGTCCCCATCATCCCGCTGTACCTGTCCCGGGACCCGGACACGCCGCTGCGTGGGTACTCCCTCCTGGACCGGAGCTACGACCAGTTCGAGGAGCTGAACATCCTGCGGACGTACCAGTCCCGGGGCGTCCGGCGCATGGCCCGCCAGTGGATGGTCCGCGCTGGGTTCTTCGACGACACGGCAGCGGCCAAGGTGGCCGAGGGCCGGGACGGGGAGTTCATCGAAGTGGACTTGCCACCAGGCGCCGCCCTGGAGGGGAACATCCTGCCCGTCCCCAACGCGCCCATCCCAGCGGACATTCCCCTGTACGCGCAGACGGTCACAGCGGACATCAACGACGCCGGTCTGATGGCCCCGTTCACCAGAGGCGAGGTCACCAACACCACGGCCACAGAACAGCGCCTGCTGGCGGACTACACGTCCAGCGAAGTGGGCCGGATGGCCAGGTCCCGGGACGAGGTGGTCACAGCCGTGGCCCGTACGTTCAACATCATGCTGGCTGTCATGCTGGGAGACGAGGCGGAGCCCCTGGCCCTGCCCAACCCCGTAGGCCCCACCATGCTGTCCGCTGATGACCTCACCGGGGATTTCGGGTACTGGGCGCAGGACGCTGGGTCCACGCCGATGTCCGACGACATCAAGCGCCAGTCCCTCGAGCGCCTGGCGCCGCTCCTCATCCAGCTGGGCGCAGACCCGGCCCAGGTCCGGGACGAACTGGTCCGCACCTATGACCTCCCCATGGCGCTGGCCGAGGCTCCCCCGCCTCCACCAGCTCCGCCCCTCGAGGAGGCGCCCGTGGACGGCGCCCCACCTGCTGCCCTTCCCTTCCCCTCCCCCTTCGGAGTCTGACGTGCCCATGAACTACTCCCCGCCCGCCCTCCCTCCCCAGTTCGAGGAGCTGGCCACAGACGAGAACGACATTGTGGGGGAGTCCCTGGCCGTCGTGGTCCCCGTCCCAGAGAAGCCGTACAAGGCTGGCGTGGTGACCGCCCTGGGTCGCGCCATCAGCCAGGTGGCCCAGATGCTGGGCCTGGACCTGGGGGACGGTGAGTACTCCGAGGACGTGGACGCCATGGACCCGGAGATGGTCCGGTTCCTGGCCGTCCTGGGCCAGGCCGCGGAGGAGTTCGGTAGCCCGCTCCCCGTCGCCCTCGAGGACATCAAGGGGGACAACGAGCTGACCGCCATCACGGCCGCCCTCATGACGCTGGCCCGGGACCGGGACTTCCGGGACTTCCTGGCCCAGGTGGAGCCGGACGAGGAGGCGCCCACGGACCTCCCGGACGAGGACGAGGAGATGGAGGTGGAGGAGGACTTCGACTTCCGCGCCCGTATGCGCCCGCGGATGGGCTGAACCATGGCCAGGTCCCTCCGCCAGCGTCTCCTGGGCCTGTTCGGCATTGGGAAGCGCCCCAAGAGCGTCATCCCCCGCGCAGGCCGTGGAGGCCAGCGCCTGGACTTCGACGTGGGCGGAGGCTCCACTGTCGAGAACCTGAAGTACGCCATCAGGAACCGGCTTCCCGTCTCGTACTACTACGTGGACAAGTGGCAGCCGCCAGAGAAGCCGGGAGCCAGAGGGCAGCGGGAGGGGAACCCCCACGCCATCTGGAGGGACAATCGGACCGGGCGTACCTACGTCCACCTGTACGTGGACCCCAGGTCCGCCTCCGCCACTGGAGGACTCCCTGGGTGGCGCACGTTCCTGCTGGACCGTGTCCAGAACGCCAGCGTCATCACCCTGGGCAGCTCGTTCTTCGGGGAGCCCATCAAGTTCACGCTAGCGCCTGGGTACAACCCGCCCTGGTACCGGCGTGTGGGTCAGCCCATTGAGCTGGCCGAGTAATCAACCCACCACCAAGGGAGTCCCAGTGACCACCCCGAACCACCAGACCACAGCAGAGGCCGTCCTGGCCCAGACCGGCCCCCTGGGCTTCGACGCCCCGGCCGATGCCCTCCCACCAGCAGAAGCCGCGGAGGTGGTCACGGCCGCGCCCGTCGAGGAGGCCCCCGAGGTCACCAGCGACGCCCCGGACGCCCCGGAGAGCGCCGACGCCCCGCCCAAGCGCCCCAGCTGGTCCGCCGCCCTCGAGTCCGTGAAGGAGCTGGACCCAGGCGCCGCGGACCTAATGAAGGGGATGCACGCGGACTACACCAAGAAGACCCAGGAGCTGGCCACGCTGCGGAAGGAACTCCAGGCGGAGCGCGCTGCCCTCCTGTCCGTGCGGAAGGACCTCCCCGAGGACCTGCCCCAGTACGACCCGTGGGACGAGGCCAGCGTGATGGCCCGAGTGGAGCGTGCGGCCCAGGAGCGCATCAACCAGATGACGGAGGCCGTCCAGCGGGAGTTCGAGGCCCGCCAGGCGGAGCAGAGCTATCAGGGGTTTGTGGAGGAGCACCCCGAGTTCCAGACGGACGAGGGCCTGCGCGGTGAGGTCCAGTCACTCCTGGAGGCCAACGAGGCCCTGGACCTGGAGACGGCGTACTGGGCAGCCAAGGGGCGCCGCGGGAAGGTGGAGGCCGCCGCCCAGGCGGAGAAGCGCCGCGCCAAGCGCAGCGCGGACCGCCAGGCAGCCCAGGCCGTGGGTGTCCCACGCCGCGGGGCCACAGCTCCGGCCGCATCACGCGCGGACATCAAGCGGATGAGCGCCACGGACCTGTACCGACTGGCCCAGCAGATGCACGGGAACGGGTGATTCCCTTGTCATTACGGGGGGTTGTGGAATACAGTGGCCACAGCTACCCCGGGCACCCCATCGCGGACCCATGGGCGCCACGGCACTCCCTCGCGGAACACGCCACCTAAACACTGGTCAACCCCAACCGATGGAGGCCCTCCATGGCGCCCCCCAGTTCCGTACTCTCCACCACGCTGCGGCTTCTCCGCGACAAGCTGGTGGACAACTCCTTCCTGGCCCACCCCCTGTTCCGCGCCATCGAGGCCTCCGGGAACCTCGTCAAGGTCGCGGGCGGCTCCCGCATCGATGAGCCCGTCATCTTCGGGGACCACACGTCCATCACCGAGCTGACTGGCGCCGGGTTCAACCCCGTCTCCATGGCCGTCACCGACCCGTTCAACCAGAGCCGGTTCGAGTTCGCCAACTTCACCCAGCCCATCATCCTGTCCGCCGTCGAGAAGGCAGCGAACAAGGGCGACCTGGCCGTGGTGAACATCCTGGAGAGCAAGGTCAACAACGTGATGTTGTCGCTGAAGAAGGAGGTGTCCAAGCAGGTCATCGCCGGAACCAGCACCGCCATCACCTCCCTGGAGTCCCTGTACGGTGCCACCACGGCCGCCGGAACTGGCTGGCTTGAGGGCGTGGCCACGGGCAGCCAGCAGAACGTGGTTGGTGGCCTCTCCAAGGTCACGTACCGGAGCCAGAACTGGTTCAACCAGGTCAAGGACAGCGGGGCCAACTTCGACCTGTCCCACCTTGACGAGCTGATGATCCAGTGCCAGCTGTACAGCCCGGACGGGACCTTCCCGGACATCATCCTCATGAGCCCGAACTGTTTCGCCACCTTCCAGGCGCAGCAGCAGAGCCAGGTTCGGTACACGTCCGAGTCCGACCGGGCCGGCCTGGACCGCGACATGGTCGCCATGTGGCGCGGCGCCCGCATCTACGTGGAGCCCAACCTGGGCTTCACCGCGCAGAACCCGGCCAAGCCGGTCAGCGCGTACGTCCTCTCCTCCAGCCAGTTCCGCCTCTACGCGGACACGGACGGATTCTTCGAGCTGGGCGACATGATGCCCGTCCCCGGCACCGCGACGGAGGCCGCCATGGTCTTCTGCCGCATGCAGCTCGCCACTGGTCACCTTGCGTCGCACGGTGTCCTCCTCGACGCGGAGGCCTGAAATGGCTGACAGCACCCTCATCCAGTCCCTCATCATCGGCGCCACGGCTGACCAGTCGCACCGCCGCCAGATTGAGACCTTCCTGGCCGGCGGTACCATCGTCGCTGGTGACGTTGTGTCCTCCGAGCCGTCCAAGACTGGCCCGGACAAGGCCCTGTACGTCATCCAGGCCGCCAACGTGGCCACGGGCAACGCCCTGGCCATCGGTGTGGCGCTTGACGCTGCCGCCGCTGGTGACCGCGTCCGCGTGGTCGTCTCCGGCTACGTCGAAGGCGTGAACTGTACGGCTGGCACCATCGGTGCCGCTGGCCTCGCACTCAGCGCCGGAAAGGGCGCCGCGGGACAGGTCAACGCCTCCGCCAACACCGACCTGGCTGGCTGCTTCGGCGTCAGCCTGGAGGCCAAGGGCGGCACCACGGCCAATAAGGTCGCCATGATGGTGAAGCCCCAGTTCTAAGCGACGTAGCGCCCACCCCACGCGCTACACTGGCCCCGTCCCGTCTCCGTGCGGGGCGGGGCCTTCACACAGGAGCCCATCGTGAACCTCGCAGACCTTCGGGCGTACGTCGGGAACCTCCTGGACTACGACCCCACGAACAGTACTTACGATGGGCAGCTGGATGCCCTGCTGAATGACGCCCAGACCCGCCTCCTGACAGACAGGGCCTGGATGTTCTGCCAGCGGGAAGGGGAGGTCACGGTTCCCACGGACTCCACCAGCTCGTTTGCTGTGGTGGGTGGGTCCGCCACGGTGGCCGGCGCCGGGTTCCCTGTGTCCGGCTCCACTGTCGTCCCGGGTAGCTCCTGGGAAGGTGGCAAGGTCACCATCACGGACGCCAACGGCCTGGAGGGGGACTACACGGTCCGGTACGTGGCCAGCGCCAACCAGCTGTTCCTGGACCGGGACTTTGAGGGGACCACAGGCACGTACGCCGTCACCATCACCCAGCGGGAGGTGTACCTGGGGGGCGATACGGCCACCATCATGATGGTGAATGACCTGGACACGGGCACCCCCACGCCCCAGTTCCAGCTGTCCAAGTACCAGAGGGACTACAGCCGCCTGTCCCGCACGCTCCTGGGCACCCCAGAGGCCTACCTACCAAGCGAGGGCGCCCGGGTGACCGCACCCCGGAAGGCCCGGGGCGTGACTGTCACCACGCCAGGAGCTGGCCGAGGAGTCCGCACGCTGAACGTGTACATGGTGAACGTCCTGGGGCCTGGGGCGTATACGCCGGAGAGCTACGGCCCCGGCGTCTCCGCCGGCCTGGAGTCCAGCCTGTCCGCTGTCCTGTCCATCACGTTGCAGGACAATGAGGAGCTGGCGCTGGCGCCGGAGACGGTCCCCAGCTCCACCGGCCTATACCGCCGGTACTACTTCACCGCCCCGGCCCTGGGCATCAACGCCCCCCAGCGTCTCCGCCATGATGGCAGCGGCGGCATCACGGCCAACACGGACACAGTGGCGCCCCCTGGTGGTGTCACGCTGGTCCCGGACACGCGCGTGTCCATCCTCGAGGGCCAGGCCTTCCAGTCCGCCAGCATCCGGTACCAGGACGCCAATGGCGTGTACCCGTCCTTCCAGCTGTACCCGCACCCCAGCGCGGACACGTCCATGGGCGTCCGGCGCCTGGTGGCCCCGCGGCCCATGCGGGAGGACACGGACATTCCCCTGGTCCCCGCAGCCTTCGCCCAGGCCATCGCTTACGCCGCCCTCGAGCAGGTCACGCTGAAGCATGACAACGCGGCGCTGTCCAACGTCTACCAGCGGAAGCGGACCACGCTCACCCGTGAGATGGAGGCCCGGTACCTGGGCCAGCCTCCCCGGCGCATCCAGCGTGGTGGGTCGGACTTCCGCACCTACCCGAACCCGTTCGGGCCTCTTACCTTCACGCCGTGAGGCCCTAAGTGCATGGAATCACTCAACAGTTCCGGGAACTTGGCGCCGTTGTCGAGTTCCTACCGCAGCCGGCCG